CGTTCTTCCGTTAGCTGAAGCTCTTGAGTCTGGAAATATTAAAGGTTTGCAAGATCAACTTGCTGCTGGTTCGGCTGGATATGCGCAAAGGTTAGCTGAAACGAAATTACAATCAACAAAGGGTCACTTATCTTTATTGAAGGCTGCGTATGAAGAATTAATTTTAACTATCGATGATGGTAATGGTGGGCCGTTATCAACTGCAATAAAAAGATATTCGCAGATTATCTCTGCAATGTTGTTATTGACCTCAGGATCAGACGCAGCGAACGGGAAGTTGAAAACAATGGACTCTTCTATTGTTGAAATTGCGAAGTCTGCGTTGACATGGCTGAAGGTTATTGGAAATTTGATCAAGCTGTTAATTGCTTTCAGGTTGTTGCTGATCGCTAGTCGAATCGCGTTGTTCTTATACAATGTTCAGTTGGGTATCTCGACTGCCTTCTTAATAGGAAACGTCATGGCATTGCGTGGCAATGTAGTGGCTTTGGCTGCGTATAGAATTGCGGCTATGGCTGCGACCGCACAACAGTGGATATTCAACGCAGCAATGGCAGCTAATCCAATCGGGCTGATAATAATCGGGATCGCTGCAATGGTTGGCCTTGTCTACACTTTAGCGAAGCATTGGGAATCATGGGGCGCTGCTGTGTCTTTAGCTTTTGGCCCTCTCGGTTTACTATTGAATCATGTGATGTCTTTCTTTAATAAGTGGGAAGGAATTAAGAAGTCGTTTAAGGATGGTAGTTTCTTAGAGGGCATTAAGTCGATTGGACTCGCGCTGTACGATGCTATACTGTATCCAATGATGCAGTTGCTTGAGATAATCGGTAGGGTAACTGGATTCGATTGGGCAACGAACGCAGCCGCAAGACTTCAGGCTCATCGTGAGAATATGGGCATTGAGAAACTCGACATGGCGGGAGAGAGATCGGTGAGTGAGAAAAACACTACAACTAAAAACAATGTGAGGGTTGACATCAACGCTCCGCTTGGATATAATGTATTTGGCTCTGATCCTAACGTGAATATAAAACCAGTGTTGTCATCAACTCATGGATGGCACGCTCCAATGCAGTAGAGTATGGATTTAGAATTAGTAGAAACATTGAATGGTGGTGACCTGGTTAAGAACGCCAAGGACTTGAAGGTAATCTACGGATTCGAAGCTATGCCATACATGGCTATGTTTGGTGGTAATGTAGAGGAATCCACTCCGGCAACTAAGGTTGAAGGTGAGCAGTACAATGACTTTTGGGCAAACGATCTTCTGTGGCCCAAGGATGCGTCACTGCAAATAAATTCTGAAACTGAGCGGGTGATGAATAATGTTCCATTAACCAGTTTTGGAAGGTTGCAAATAGAGCAGGCAATAAAAAAGGATTTAGAGTTCTTCAGGGGTGTGGCTGAAGTTAAGGTAGCTGTAACTATCCTAAGCGATGATAGAATAGCTATAGGGATTCAATTAACTCAGCAGGTTTTCGTGTATATTTGGGATGCGACAAATAAGGAATTAAGCGATGCTGAATTTGTTGTAACAACAGGGGGAACGGTAAATGTTAGAGTGTTCGACTTTTCTTTTGACTTCACTTTTGAGTAATGATAACCATACCTACACTTTCTGAGCTTTACGATGCGGTAAAGACTGACCTTGAAACTAAATTCGGTGATAGCATTCCGACATTTGGTAAAAATTTCCTGCGTGTATTGTCTGCTGTCCAAGCTGCTAAGTTGAAAGTATACTACTTGGCTATTGGTCATCTTCAGAAAAATATTTTTGTAGATACTGCCGAGCCTGAAGCTACAGGAGGGACGCTTGAAAGATTTGGGCGGGTTAAGTTGGGCCGAAATCCATTCGCTGCAACTCAGGGCCAATATGAAATTGAAATTACCGGAATTGTTGGTTCTGTTATTGAAGTTGGCACTACCTGGAAAAGTAACGATGACTCCACACATCCAGAAAAAATATTCATCATTGATGCTGAGTTTGAACTTGCAACATCACCTACAAGTGTTATTGTAAGGGCTCTTGAGGCCGGGCTCGATAGCGAGATGGCTATTGGTGAGGGAATGACAGCAACGATTCCTATCGCTGGTGTTGATGGGGCTGCTGAGGTGCTTGCGGTTGAGGTTGCTCCGTTAGATGCTGAGACGCTGGAAGATTATCGTGAGAAAGCTCTTGTTGCATTCAGGACGGAGCCCAATGGTGGAGCTGCTTCTGATTACAGGTTGTGGGCTCAAGACGCACAGGGTGTTGAGAGGGTTTATCCCTATGCAAAGTCAGGATATACAGCAGAAATAAATTTATACATTGAAGCAACGCTGGTAGATTCTGTTGATGGAAAGGGTACTCCGACACCCGCGATAATTGATGCCGTTGAGGAGGTTGTTGAGTTTGATCCAGATACAACAAAGCCGTTGAACGAGAGAGGTCGCAGGCCGCTTGGTGTTTTCCAGATAAATTATTTGCCAGTAACGATTAAGGAAATCGATATATCTATTCCTGGTTATGTGAATGGCACAGCGGAGATTGAGTCTTTGATTACTGCTGCTTTGACTGAGGTTATCAGTAGCATACGTCCGTTTGTTGCTGGTGCGGATATACTTGCTGATAAGAATGATATTTTAGATACGAATAGAGTCATCGCTGCGATTCTTGAAGCAGTGCCGGGTAGTGTGTTTGGTGCTGTTGTGTTAGAAGTGGATGGTACTCCTTTATCAACTTATACTTTTACTTTTGGTGATATTCCTTATTTGAACACCGTCACATTCCCATGAGTATTTTAACAAAAATACAATCACTATCAAAACAGTTGTTCCCAACTGGAAGGGCTTTTAAGATTCCAAACGACAGCTATTTCCAGAAGCTCATGGATGGTTTGGCTGAGAGTGAGAAGAGGGCTTACGATGATGCTTTGTCAATTCTCAATAGCGCGATACCGGATAATGATAATTTCACTGCTGATGATGCTACTGATTGGGAAAGGCGCTTAGGGCTTATCACTGGTGATGGTGTTTCACTGGCTGATAGAAAATTAGCAATCCTGCGTAAATACAATCATCCTGGGGAAATAAAAGCAAGGCAGCATTACCTCTTCCTTCAGAAGCAATTACGTGATGCTGGTTTCGATGTGTACGTCCATGAGAATAGATTTCCTTATGGAGATGGTAGTTACTACACACTTACCCCGCTTGATATTGATCCTTCGTACCCGACACTAGCGAGTCAGTACAGCTCGTTTGTTCAGTACGGTCAGGTTCAATATGGTGGCTCGTTTGGTAATAAAATAGCGAATTTTATAAGCGAGAGTTTGGATAATGCTTTTTTGGTAGGATCGACCTACAGGGCTTCGTTTTTTATTGGCGGGCCGTATCTTGGTAACTACGCTAGTGTTCCGTTGAATAGGAAAGATGAGTTTCGTCAGTTAATTTTAAGGACTAAGCCAGTGCAGACAGTTGGGTTCCTTTTTATCAATTATGTATAAGTTATGCGTAAATTAGAAGATCAAGTCAATGTAGTTGCCCCTGGTGGTGATTACCCTTATGGCCGCATTCGTGACGATGACGGTTCTAGTAATGGTACTCCTTTGAACGAGGCTGTTCATGGCGATTATCATCAGTTTTTCGCAAGGCTGTTTGCTCAATCTGGAATCTCTGCAAACGATTTGCCGGAGAATTCAGCTAACGGATTCCAGTACTTTGAAGCGTTGCTTAAAGTAATTTCATTAAGAGCAGGAAGGTATTCATCTGCTTCTGATGTTGGCGCTTCTGTCAGTACAAATTTTAATGACTACAGTGCTGCTGGAGTTTTTGAGTGTGGAACCACATTCACCAATAAGCCTGCTGGTCTTACGATTGGGCAGTTAACGGTATTTGGAACCGGGGCTGATGTGACACAGAGGGTTGTCGATTTGAATTATGGTGCTGAGTGGCACAGGTTCTATACTGGCTCTTGGAGTGCTTGGGCTCTGACTAGATATGCAGAAAGAAAGATTGATCTTGGTGATTGGGATATGGATACAACAAACTCGCTCATCGTTGATCTTGGCGCTCTTGGTTTGGATGTCACTAACATTATTGATATACGTGCCATTGTAAGGGCTGATGATGACGCTTTCGTTCCTCTTGCTTTATACCATGCCCCATTCGGAACGGATGCTGGATTGACATTGTGGATGTCATCGATTTTTGGTGTGGCCCCTGCCTGTTCTGTTTCTGTTGTTAGATTGGCAGGTAGTGGTTTTGATGGAACTGATTTTGATGATACTGGTTTTAATCGTGGTTGGGTAATCGTTAAGTACATCCCGCAATAAATGTCTCACAATTACTTTTTAAATGTTAACAGCACAAAAGTTGTCGCCTTTACTAATAAACTTGAAAAAATTGGTAAGGTTGAATTGCCTATTGCTATTCGTGGAGCGCTGAATAGAACTGCGTTTGATGTTAAGCAGCGGTCGATGATTAAATCTGCTGAGGCCCACTTCGTAAAAAGAAATCCAAACTTCTTCCGGGCTAACAGTCATGTTGATATGGCAAAGGGGTTGTTTGTTAACACAATGAGGTCAACAGTTGGTTTTCTGGCATCAAAGGCTCAGTATAACAATAAGGCTGTTCAGGAACTTCAGCAGCAGGAATACGGTGGGGATATTAAAGACAGAACATTCATCCCAACAGAAGGTGCGAGGGTTGGTAGCAGTGCGACACCTGTACGTCCAAAAAACAGACTGAGGACAATTGGCACTCAATTATCAAGAGCGATTAACGTTAAGGATATACCTGGTCCTAACCGGAGGTATAAGTTTATGAGAGCTGCACATAAAGCTGGCCGAGGTGGTTATGTGATTGCTGGATTGAGAAAACCGATGTTATATCGAATCGAGAGCATCAGTAGGAAATATGGTAGAACGTTCATTAAGCAGAAGCCGCTTTACTCTTTCGCCAAAGGTCGCTCGGTTAAGATCGAGAGAACTAGTTTTATGAGAGAGGCTTCTTTGAATAGCGCGAATCGTTTAGAAAGATTTTATATTGAAGAGGCGAAAAGAAGAATAGCAAAAATGGCAAAATGAGCTGGCTGGATAAGATAAATAACGAACTGCAAATCATCACTGGTGACGGGAAGGAATATAAGCCTAACTGGATGAATGCTGTCAAGGAGCGTGAGTACAACGTGTCTGAGTTTGAATTTATCAATGTGCCAGGTACTCTCGTGAAACGTAAAACGCCAAGGGGTAATCGATACAATCTTGAGATTTACTTTCAGGGTGATGATCATCTTGATATAGCGGAGGATTTTGGTAAGTCGGCTGATGATCCTCGGCCTTGGAACCTTCGTCATCCGTACTATGGGGTTATACTGGTGCAGCCTATCAAACTTGCGCAAGACAACACTCAGCATAACGTTAGTAAGTTCATCATCCCAATTGTTGAAACTATTGATGAGGTGGCCCCGCGAATCACGGCTGATCCTGTAAGTAAGGTTTATGACATTGCCAACTTAGCTCTTGATAAAATGGGAGTGTCATTCGGTATTTCATTACCTACAGTATTCGATATACCGGAAATGAAAACAAATTTGACTAGTGTGTACGAGGTTGGTAAGAAACGAATCAAATTAACTTTTGATGCTAATAATTATTTCAACGCATATACAAGTGCTATCGCTAAAATTAACGATGTAGTATCCGAGCCTCTTGCGGCTATCCGTGAGATACAGGCAATGATCAATGCTCCTTTTCAGTTTGTCGATACTGTAAAGAACAGGGTGACCATGCTGCAAAGCCAATTTGATACGCTTGTTGAATCAGTGGTGAATCTGGTGACGATATTTGATCGTAAAAGATACGAGCAGTACAATGGGGCTATCATGGTTGCTATGTGCCAGGCTAGTGTTACGGATGTTGATTATCAGAATCGATCACAAGTGCTGGCCGTCATGACTCAGATTGTCGATAGTTTTAATCAGTACATCGAGGATTTGGATACACTTCAGAGTGATAACGGTGGAAATCCTAATCACTACATGCCTGATCAGTCCAGCGTGAATGAGATCAATAGATTAGTGAATTTTACAATATCCAGCCTCTTCCAAATAGCAATATCATCAAAGCAGGAGAGGGTTGTTTATATGGAGAAGGACACTAACGTTATTTTAATTGCTCATAGATTTTATGGGCTAGCACCAGACGATTCGACTATACAGAGAATAATTGACGATAATAACATCGGCCTTAATGAATTGCTTTTGATTAAGAAAGGCAGGCCGATTACTTACACAGCATGATTTTACAAATCAATGACAGATTTACGAATAGGCGAGTATCCTATTTTACTAATGTCAGCATCGATCTGAAGTACGATGCCTTTGCTTCTACATTCCAATTAGCATATTATTTCGATCCAGCGAATAAAGAACATGTTGAGTTTTCGTGCGTGAGTCATTATCACATCTGCACGTTGTTGGATGATAGCGGGAAGAGGATTTTGACCGGATACATCTTGTCTATCGATATGGATGACAGTAGTACAGTTACACTTGTGCGCATTAGTGGTTATTCTTTACCTGGTGTTCTTGAGGATTGCGACATTGCACCAACTGTGCCTGCGCAATTCACGAGAGGGTTGAAGAATCCATTACTGCCTTATGCCCTTCAGTTTTATAATTTGACCTTAAAACAGCTTGCGGAGAATCTTGTTGCTCCGTTTGGGATAAAGGTTGTTATTCATCCTAGTGTGGCTACTGAAATGAATACTAAGTATGAGGAAACTGAAGCTAAGGAGAATCAAAACATCAAGTCATTTTTATCAGAACTTGCTTCGCAGAAAAACATCATCATCACACACAATGAGTTTGGTAATCTTGTTTTTCAGAGGCCATCAGCGAGACAGAAGCCAGTATTCGCATTCACGCCAGAGACAATATCGAATGTGAAGATGAGATTGTCTTTCAATGGTCAGGGTGTTCATTCTCAGATCACGGTAATGAAACAAAGTAGTATTGAGCAGGATGGGATTGAAGAACAAGAGACTCTTTACAATCCGTATGTGACTACAGTGTTTCGTCCGAAGGTGCATAAGATCACACAGAAGAGCACCGGGCCTAAAGACTCTAATGAGGCGTCAGTAAATTTGAGAGCTAAGGAGCTTCAGAATTTAGGATTGAATATTGAATTGGATCGGTGGATACTGAACGATCGGTTGTTGATGCCTGGTCAGATAATCACGGTAACGAATCCGAGGGTGTACTTATTCAAGCCCACGAACTGGTTCATTCAGGCAATTACTTTGAATGAGGATAAGGATAAGAACACTGCCACAATGAAGTGTTGTATACCTGAAGCGATCACTGGCGAAGAGCCAAAATATATTTTTGCGGGAATAAATCGTCACCCAATGGCTTAATGAATTTAGTAAGAATCATATCGTCTGAATTTAAAGCAACCGTTAATGAGCTGATCGTTAAGTTCAGGCGTTACGGGAAGAGTGACATTAGGACTGCTACACAAGCGGCCCCATTTGGTATTGACAGCAGACCTCCGAAAGGGATGGTTGCTGTATTCTCACCAACTGATGAGAAGGGAAGATCGGTAGTGGTTGGTTATGTAAATAAGAATTTAGTTGCTGATGTTGGAGAGGTGAGATTGTTCTCAGTGAATGCCTCTGGTGTTCTTCAGACTTACGTGTGGCTTAAAAAAGATGGCGTTCTTTTGCTTGGTGGCAGCGCAAAGCATCTGGCTCGGTTCGAGGAGTTAAAGACAGGATTCGATCAATTGAAAACAGACTTCAACGCTTTCTTGACTCATGTGCATGGTGGTTCTGGAACTCCACCAGCCCCTCCGGCCATTCCATCGACAGCGAGTATTGATGCCTCTAAAACTGATAATTTAAAAACGGCTTAATGAAAGAAATAGTACTATCTGGCGGGGAAATTACTCTTGTTGATGACGAAGATTTTGAAATGTTAAATAAACATAGTTGGTCAGTGGTGAGTAATGGGGGTAGTTCTTATGCAAGAAGAGCGACAACTAGAAATGGTAAGGATGTTGGCCTGCTTATGCATAGGGTTATAATGGCAGTAGAGGGATCAGAGAGGATTGATCATATAAATAGAAATGGGTTAGATAATCAGAAGCACAATCTACGTAAGGCAACACCTTCTCAAAATAGTAAAAACAAGAAAGCACATGGCAGGTCAATATATTTAGGTGTTTGTTTGAAGAAGGGTAGAATAAAGAATAAATGGGTTGCGGCTATAAAGCCTGATGTTAAAACCAACCCCATCCATATAGGATATTTTGCTACTGAAGAGCTTGCTGCTTTGGCTTATAATAAAGCGGCTAAAATATATCATGGGGAATTTGCAAATCTTAATATACTATGAAAGAAACAATACCAATGCTTGAATTTCTTCGGTCGAATAAATTCATCCTGTACGTGGCTATATTCACAGTTGTGGCCTTGTCACCAACGACATTTTTTGTGTTCCACTCATTCTCTATCTTCACATCTCCATACAGGGAAATCGCCAGTGGTGCAGTTGCTGTTATAGTTGCCTCGTCTATAATGATTTACACTCTTAGAAAAAATTACAGAGTGGCGCTTTTTTATTCAATATTTGAGGTCACCATTTCCGCTTATTATTACATCGCAATGGTGGTCGGTTGGGATTGGGCTTTAATCCCGGCTCTGAGTTTTACGATCATGCTACCGATCTCTGTTTACCACTACAGTAAGGAAATTGATGTCAACCTTCATTTGGAGAATGATTTTAAAGACCTTGAGGATTGGATGGAGAAAAACCCACAAGGGAAGCCAACTGAATATTTAAGAAAAATCCGTAATTTACGCCCATGATCGTTTATAAGTCCGAGCGAGAATTCGTTGAGTCCTGCACAACACTTGAGGCTAGGATAGCTGCCATCGATGCGATTATAGAATCCCTTTTGTTATCAGCGGCATCGTCAACAGCCAATGAGGGTATTTCTGAGTACTGGCTTAATGATGGACAGACGCAGATAAAAACTGTTTACCGGAGTGGGATGATGATTCAAAACGCTGTCACTGCTTGGCAGAGAATGAGAAATTATTATGCCAATAGTAAAGCAGGAAGAGTAAGTAGATTCATGGACGCTAAAAATTTTCCAGGTGGCACTTGTTGATAAATTAAAACAATGGGCTCCTGCGTGGATGGGCTTTGGTGCAGTTAAGGCTGAAGTTGCGCAGTACGCTAATCCTCACGGAATCCCACACGCTCCAAGAGCGAACGTGAGTGGCTCTGGTCATTATGAAATCATTGGTGGTTATCACTACGATGGTCAAAAGGATGCTGGCGAAATGCCAATCAAAAACTATGTTGTAAATTACCCTACACTGCGTCAAAGAAGTTGGGACTTGCTTCTCGACAGTCCTCTTGCGCAAACTGTAATAAAAAAATATGTATCGTGGTCGATTGGTAAGGGTTTGAAACTGCAAGCTGAACCATCAATTAGTGTTCTTGCTGAAGAAGGTATCACGATAAAAAAAGAAGAATGGTCAAAGCGTGTTGAATCGAGATTTGAGTTGTTCAAGAGATCGAAGGGTACGGACTATTCAGGTATGCAGTCGTTGAATAAGTTGGAGTCTGAAGCGTTCAAGAATGCGAAGATCGGTGGAGATGTGCTTGTTCTTCTGTACTACAAGAAAGGTAGAATCAAGGTTCAGCTTATTGATGGGGCCAGAGTTGCTACTCCTTTAGACAGAGTTGCGCTGTTCCCGGTTAAGGAGAGAAATGGAAATCGGATTAAGGAAGGAATAGAAATTGATGATTCAGGAGAACATCAGGCATACCACATCAAACGGCCTGGGGCTTCAATTGAAACTGATAGAATAGCGGCCAGAGATGCGCAGGGAAGAATTCGTGCGTACATGGTTTACGGCTGGAAGTATCGGATTGACTCAGTTCGTGGAATGCCACTGCTTTCAGTTGTGATGGAGATGTCACAGCAGTTGCAGCAATACCAAGCCGCTGCCGTAGCAAGTGCTGAGGATCGTGCAAAAATATCTGTTGCTATTGAGCACCAACCTAATGCAATGTCGACAGGGGATAATCCTTTTGCTACTTCAACAGTGAGGGCTCTTAATGTATCAGGGGAATTTGCGCCTGACTTCCCTGAAGATTCATTTGGTCAGCCACTCGCGGATAAGGTAACAGCCACAACAAAAAGACAGGCTGTTAATCTTCCACTTGGAGCTGCACTAAAGACAATAGAAAGTAAAGCTGAACTTTACTTTAAGGATTTCTTCACTGTGAATATCGATCAGGTGTGTGCTGCGTGTGAAATTCCTCCGAACGTTGCGATGTCAAAGTATGATAGCAACTTCTCTGCAAGTAGAGCTGCGTTGAAAGAATGGGACAATACATTGAATGTTCAGCGTGAAGATTTCGCAGAACAATTCCTCGCTCCTATCTATGCTTTCTTTTTAGAAATGGAAACAAGGATAGGTAAAATAAAATCACCTGGTTACATGGAGGCATTTGATTCAGAAGATTGGATGCTGCTGGAAGCGTATCATAAATCAAGATTTGTTGGTGTTCCTGTTCCTCACATTGATCCAGTAAAAGAGGTAGACGCTGAGCGTAAGAAGCTCGGTAAGGCTGCTGATGCAATTCCGTTGACTACTATTGAAAGAGCTACTGAGATTCTTGGTGGT